TGGAAGTAATCCACGCTCCCTTAAAGAGGCCCTGAGAGCTTCCCCAGAAGTCCCCATCTTGTTGAGGGATTTTTCAACCTCTGCTGACGGGTCTGCTATTTTCTGAAGAACGTTTCTTAAATATGTAGCAGAGTTGGCAGCGGTAGCTCCTGACAAGCTCATCGCAGCCATTGCTGCTGTAACCTGATCCAAAGATACTCCCACCTCTGAAGCAATAGGTAAGACAGAGCCTATTGTAGTTACAAATCGGTTAGCCTCTATCTTACCTTCTCGCACAGCAGCAGTGAAAATATCCATCGCCTGAGAAGCTGTAAGGTTGGAAGTCTTATAAGCATTCATAGCCGATACGAGCATATCAGCTATATCCTGCGCTTCTCCCATTCCAGTAGCAGCTCCTTGAGCAGCCATTTTCGTAATATCAAGAGCCTCTGCAGTTTTAAAACCAGATGATGCTACAAAGTATAAAGCTTCAGCTAGTTTCTCTGGACCTATTGAAGTGCTAGCAGACATCTTTAACAACTCCTCTGACCACTGACGAGTCATATCAGCAGGAATACCAGCCAAACCTTGAATCTTCGCCATGGAGAATTCAAACTTCTTCGCCATTTCGACGGAAGATTTCGTAAAGGCTACTATTGGTGCAGTCAATGTAATGGTAGCCAAATATCCGAAAGTACGTAATCTTTGAGAGACTGTATTGATATTCCGGATAGTCTCTTTACTGAACATAGCCATTGCGGCATTAGCTTTCGCAGCTGATGCTCCTGCTGCGGATGCTAACTGTTGAACGGCTACTTGGGCGGATAATACTCCAGAAGTATCAACTCCCAATTTGATCATTAAACTACCTATATCAGCCATTGTCTGCTCCTATTATCGGTTTCCGCACAGGTGGTCTTGATTTAAAGGCCATCGGTGGTCTCTTCGATCTTTCTTTGTCTACCTTATCCTGCTGTTCTTTCTTGTTTGCTGCCGAGGCTATTGCATAGAGCACTTGCTTCATATCAGCCACGCTCTGTTTACGTTCGATTCTCTTCTCCCCAGTCCAGTTAGGCATAAAGTCCATTGGCGTAACTTCCTTGGGGGTATGCCCTTTCTTTGCATATAGCTTACTAACAATGTTTACAATCAGCGATGCTAGAACGGACATTCTATAATCATCCCTCCAACTTCCTATTGGATCTATTCTATCAAAGGCTTCCCATTCAGCAAGTTGCTCTGACGTAATAGACTCCAATAGGTAGTCTGGATGGGCAAATCCTAGCTCTCTACAGAGTCGGAAGGCGAACTGGCGACTTGGTCGCCGCTTGAGTTTTTTACCAAGTTCTCCTTATCCTCTTCAGTAATTTTGTTGAGTTCCTGGGCCTTGTTTACGATCTTTTCAAGTCGGGCAGCACTCATACACTGGCTGAGGGTTGAGGCATCAGCCGGTGTTAAAACGAGATTTCCATGCTCATCACAAACAGTACATACTGCAAGTTTTGCCCGGAAGTCATCAAGGGCTTTTTCAAACCCACCTTCTGCGTTTTTGTTTTCCTTTATGAGCGTCTGCTCAAACTTGTCACGTTCACGTCCAGTCATCTGACGAACATAAACAAAGTCTCCTTTTCCAAGGTCCACTTTTACGGTTTCAAGCACCTCTTTGGTCAGCAGTGCTTTTTTGTCTAACATTCCCATGATTAGTTGTTTTTGATTGTTGATAATTTGTTAAAGATATTCCTTGATTAGGAATTGTTTGATTACACTCCTGTGCTACCACCTGAGCTAATGTAAACCTTTCCTGTTACCTGAATGGTGACGTCTGCAGTGACCTTGTCATCAGCAGGAATAGTCAGCGGCAGTTCAGAAACAAGACCTTCGAAGTCAAGACCAGTATTTTCAGCATCCGGAAGGACGATCTGATAGTTCTGGATCGTGTTACTTTCAAAGTCGTTCAGCATAGTCTCGTAAGTAGCACGAGTAAAGTTCATTGCGAGTACAACAGTTCCCGCATTACGGAAGCCCGTAATGAATTCCCTGTAACCTCCAGTAGAGTCAAGCGAGGTAACATCAATTGTATCCCTCGACATGCTTGGCCCGGTGATGGAATTGATCTCAGCGATTTCGACCCATGCAGAGCCGCTCCACCGCTTAAATTTTGTTCCTACACCAGCAATTGCAGTACTTGCCATTTTTTACCTCCTTTTTATGCAACTCTGCGTTGCAGGTTAAAATTAAGAACGAACAACACATTACCATTATCATCCCATTCAAGGAGAGTGGGTCCGCTTGAACAGTAAATAACAGTATATAAAGTTCCGTTAATAGTCGTATGATTGAGACCATGTAACAGATTCTTTATACTCTCGCCTTTATCATACGCAGCCGTGTACGAAGTATCCCGCACCCGGATTTGTATGGAAGGATATTCATACCCTTGATCATTCAACGCTAATTTACCAGGATACCCGTAACTATCAAACATAGAAACGCTTTTTCTAGGAGTAGTTGGATCCTTTCCTATAAATAAATTACGACCTAGCGTCAAGTCCAAATCGCTCTCGGCTACCAGTAAATCCTTTATATCCACAGTTGGAGCATTCATGGTATTTGAGCATTATCTTTTATGATGTTAAATATAACTCTTATATTTCGATTTATTGCTTTCTGAAACCATTTCCAGTCAGCTCCCTCTCTTTTAAACTCCGCATTAGGGAATCTATGTAGAATTTCATGAACGTATAAGGCGTATGGAGCACTGTACCCCATAATCATCATAGGATTACGGGTCTTTAATACTTCCCCTCTACTAGCCGCCACAATCGCTGAATGCCTAGCTCGTAATTCACTAGCCTTATACTGCATCTTTTTAAAAGGTCGGTTTTTGAAAGTTCCAGCATATCCTAATTTATCCTCCACTTCACCAACCATAGTGGCTACCACAAACCAACTAGCTCTCAAGTTACCGATGTCTACAGGAGTCAGCGGGTAGATCGTTTCTGTTTCTCTGCGTATCTTTTCAGCAACCAAAACCAATCCTCTTGTAGAAATACGGGTATTTACCGCTTCAAGTTCTTTCTTCAAGCGAGCCATAACCTTATCAAGTCCTTCAACTTTAACGTCTACAATTTTTGCGGATACGTTATATTTGGGTGCTCTAGGCATATTACTTAAGTTAAGAATGGTGTTAAGTACGCTTTCCTCAAAAAAGAAGTTGTCGAATTCAAAGCAGGAGTTTTACCCCAACGTTTGACTTCAAATACCCCATCTATCACAGTATAGTCTATGTCTCCAGCACTATCTATGCCCGAATCCATTAAACTCTGTAAAGAACCTCTGTATAGTAACCCCTTTTCCTGTAAATCTACTTCAACATACACCACCGCCCTAGACAAGATTTTCTCTCCCTCATCCTCGTATATGTACTGAACCATTTCTTCCCAGCGACATTTTATTTCAACGGGCGTAGCATAGTTATAGCTACCATAACCATTATTTACTGGATTACCCCAGTAAACCGCCACTTCAGGCAAATTATTACTTATGAACTTATCTATACCCATTAGTCCTCAAAGCTTGGAATTGCGTATATTGTTGCTGCCGTCTTACCGGACTTTGCTAATCTGCCCGTAAAATCTAACGTAAGTACCATCTGTCCATATGGAGTAGATTTCAACATCTCCCCCCATTTTCCAGTGTAGGTAACTTCAGCATCTCCCAACCGCTCTTTACTAGTGCTCCTGTTTAAAGTAGAGGCAATCATATGTGCCGTAAGCCACCTTTCCAGTTCAGTCAGCACCGCTTCAGTAACCACCGTATCATCTTCAAATACTTTAGTAATGACAGCGTTCGCCGCATTTATCATTACAGTAACTTTGGATGAACTAACATCGCAGTCACTATCCATAATCGCCATTACATCATCATATGTTACCCTTGCCATTATTCCCTCCCTTCTTTTTTACGACTCGTCCAAAGTAACGGGTCTATGAAATTTAAAATATCTGAAGACCATTTCAATCCTAACCAATCCAAAGTTTCATACAACTGTTGGTAATCCCCGTGAACCATTCTTTCGGGCCAAAGGACTCTAACATTCAATCCCTCATTGATCATTTCAATAAATTTGGCTTCATACTCATGTACCCAGCCAAGCCATCCCTCTTCAGTCGAGTAAGCGTCCATGTAGTTTGTCTTCATGCAGGATTGAATTATGTCCCCGGTCCTACGACGAACTATTATCCATTTAGCATTTGGAAAGGCGTAATGCCACACAGGCCACATTAAAGCCAATCGAGCATCCTTGTATATCCACGGACCCTTTATGTACCCTTCTGAAACCATTACTCTCTCAACCTCCTCTCGCCAGTTCCGTGGGATTGATAAAGTCCCAGTATCGGGAAGGATTCTCTGTCCATTAGGATCAGAACCGTCCTTCTCCAAATACGGCTTCACCAAAGTGTCTCGAATACAATCATTCTCATAAAGGCCACGCTTGTTGGTCATTACGCCTCCAAAAGCCCCGCATTTGACGAATGTACCAGCGATCATTCCTGATCCACTGCGAGCAGCTCCTGTTACTAATATTGGGGAATATTCTTTCATCTGTACATGTTTCTTACAAGTTCTCTTTCTTTATCTTTATCTCCTTTGGCTACCACTCTTACCTTCTGTTCAGGGTGTCTGCGATAATAAGCTAAAGGAGCATTACAATACCCTATCTGCAATCCTGCGGATAGACAGCGTAGATTAAACTCAAATTCTTCTGCCGTCCACAGGTTTTCATTCATTTTCCCCACTTTTTCGAACACTTCCCTCCGGTACATCAGGGTGGCACTGTGAATAACATTCTTGCGCAGCAAATCCTGTTTAGTTGGAATCTGTATCGGGGGAACGTAACGATGTATCTTTGCCCCAGCGTTCATAAGAATTTCTAGAGCATTTCCATGAATAAAATCTACTCCCTGATCTTCAATAGCTCGTATAGAATCATCTATACAATTTTCAGTAAGCATATCATCTTCGTGTAACCACCGGATATACTTGCCAGTAGCCATATTCAAAACCTTATTAAAGTTCTCTGGCCAGTTACCTGATCCCTGACTTAATATTAACTGAACATCTTCAGGGACACTCTCCACTGCGTACTCTAACCACCCCCTATCTCTATTATATGGAATGATTACTGTCACAGGTCTAACTGTTTCTGGTTTCTCAAAAGGAGGCTGATTTATGTAATCTGCTACCCACGAAATAGACATAGAATTATTACCTGCTTCGAAAATGCGGGGTTTGCCATGAAAACACACTAATACGGCATCTTTCGGAACTTCTTTAAGGATTCCCCCCGGACGAGGTTTAAAATCGTAAATGCTAGAGGTTTTACTTTGCCAGTAAGCATCCGGTTTACCAATCACCTGTCGAATATACTTATCCATCCTATTTCCGACAGGACCCTTAAAATTCTTCCATATAGCATCTACCTTTTCAGATTCCTTTGGAACCCATACTAAACCTGTTGCCAATTCTCCTCTCTGCCAGAAATCTTCAAGCGTGATAAACTGATCCGGGTCTACTACCAAATCAAATATTTTTTCAATGGATTGGATTACCGCTGTATCTAGGTCTACGTATAAAAATGGACGGAATGGTTTCATTTCCGGGCCATATAAAGCTATCCTAGACCATGTCCCAAGGAATTTGTTTTGTAAAGGCATCAATTCAAAATTCCCCAAATCGTAATGACGAGAGGCTTTATCCCACAAACATATAATCCTTGGTGGAATAAAAGACTTCCATTTGCCATTTATATGTTGAGCTATTAACTCAACATCCCGCATAGCAAAATCTCCACCACTACGCAAAACTAATACTATGGTTCTTCTCTCGTTCATTACTCAAATATTTTTGCTACTTCAGGGTCAATTTCATCCAAATTGGAAAGTACGGATGTTGCCGGGTTCATTGGTTTAAAATGCAACACGTGTTTAAACATTGAAAAGTCATATCTATAAACATTCACACGACCTTGAAAAGTACATTCAGAATCATGAACAATTATATAGTCCACCATATCCTTCATTCGTTCAATAACAGGCTGACGAATCTCTGCCGGGGCAGCATCTATGAAAGCTATTCGAAACTTCTTTTCAAACATAAAGTGGGTTCCGTCATAAATAGGACCCTGTGCAGATAAATTAAGATAATGCCAAGGAGAAGCATATTTAATAAACTTATCATACCATTCTGGATCAGTATCCACACTAAACAAATTCCTTCCTTGTATTCCGCAAAGCAAGTGCATTAAAGGGGTACTATTCCACCCCATCCCAAATTCCAAAACATCTCCATCTGTAATAGTATTGAGAACATGAATCAATATAGGTTGATGGGTACTAAAGGCATCCATGCGTTTCGCATCACGCAAGTACGCCAAATAAGAATGCTTGTGTTCTGGTTTTACCAATTCCATGTAACGATCATTAATCATAGTGTGGCTCCTTCTATAACTTGTTTCCAATAACTAAAAGTAAGTTTATTCATATTCCATTCCGTTGTTCTTATCCGAACAAGTTCACGTACCAAGAACTCTTCCGTTATTTCTTCCCAGTCTGTCACGAAACAAATTGGTAAATCAGTATAAAAACGATTATTGAGATTCCTTTTCTCAATAGGGATACAACCCATGTAAAGAGCTTCCCAAGTGCGAACAGTATCCATACCATGCCCCTGCGGACAGACTATGAACGGGTGTTGACAAAGAGCTAAAAGGTAATCAGGGAAGCCGGACCCGTTCGCACCATGAGCAGCAGTTACCCAAGACTTTCCTTCAAGGACTTTATATGGTTTCTCCCTTTCTTCAGGGTTTGTTCTTATGTTATGATTGATATACAATAAATTCCTTCCCTCATGTTTCATCTGTAACACCTCTCGCATCAATCGAAGTTTAGGTTCTTTCTTTAACCACCTGTCATTTTCTAAACCAAGTGGTATGGAAGAAACATAAGGACTGATAGTATTAACATTCTGACCAAACCAATGAATAAGATTACCCGGAACAAGTCCAATATCTGCATGATCTGCCCTATCAGGATTCCCCATTATACACCCATCACTATTATGAGATATAAGCACAAACGGTTCTTTCGTCGGCAAATTCTTGAAAAAGTAATTGACATCGTGCGTATGCCGATAAAAGATGTTGACGTTGTTTGCCAAATCAATAAACCGCTCTCCTTGTATCCAATCCATTACCGATGTTTGTATAAAGCGTTTATTCCCTTCTTACAAAGACATTCAAATCCCAATTTTTCCAACGTATCATTAAATTGCTGGAAAGGTACTTCACCTTCATAGAATATTTTATCACATACTTCAGTGATTATATATGCTACATCTTTTATTCGTTCTCCAAGACCTTCAATAGCTAATGGTTCTGCCCCTTGCAAATCCATACATAGTAAATCAATGTGATTTATATTTTGTAATTGCATAAATGTATCTAATCGAACCGCCTCAACCTCTATTTCTTTTTGAACAAGCCCTCTGGTATATCTAAACAAGGAAGAAGCTCCAATATTCTTATCCGGACTTTTCCGCATATCCGTTGGATAAAATTTTACTCTTCCGTCAATATTAGTAACCGCCATATTTGAGAATAATATTTTCTCATGCCCTTCTATATTTCCCAAACAAACTGGAATGCTTTCCGGATTACATTCAAATGAATATATTACATCAGGATTAAAGAATTCTTCAAGAGCAATTGTATCCAATCCATCACGACTACCACATTCAATAATAGTATGGATTGATCTCTTATCAATCAAACGAGTAAAGCCCTCATATAAATAATCTGAATTCATTTACTTGTATATAAATGTAAGTTCTTACTGTGAATATGCAAATTGTTAATACGATACCCCATATCTCCGTAAATGAGACATGGTATACGTAAATGATCTTGATAAATCCATGTAAGTCGGACTTCTGGCATACCTTTTATCCAAACTCCTACATAATGATCCTGTGGAGTTGCCCCCGGTCCTTCACTACGAGTTCCTCCTACATATTGCCCCCAAGATGCCGGGTCAAACAAGGAACCAAAATCATCGAGCTTATAATTCATTGGAGGAACAGGCATCGTTGGGAACGGGCGTAATTTAGAATCAGCATCGCTGGCGTAAACCCGCATCAATGTCATTTCATTAACCATGTCCATACGAAACTTTTGTAAAACTCCCTTTACCCCATACTCAAATAATAGAGTAAGGAAGTAAGTATTCATATGCTGTAATGCTTTATAATCTTTGAAAAATGCAAAACCAGTCATGCACTTGTCCGGTCCCCCAATAGTCATCCCAATTTGATAATTCTTTTTGATGTACTGATGATACTCATTTAAATCATAATATATCAAGACATCATTCTCGAAATGATATACATTTAATAACTGCCGCAAACGCATAAAGTTTTCGATATATATCAAACGAGTTGCTGCTAATGTCCAAAAATCATCCGATGATCTACCAAACAATCTTTCAAATTCAGTTACTCTTTCACAATAGTAATCATCCTTATTCACAGAGATAATACCATACTTTGCAAATATTGGATTATCTAAATGACCGTAATCAGTAAGGAAATATACAGGCGTGTTTGGATTAAAATATCGAAACTGCCGAAAGTTGTCTTCCAAGAATGTTGGAAACTCTTTCCCACTATGAAACATTACTACTCCCATAACCAACTATGCATTGTTAATATATCATATCCTTTACCCCTGTTCTGCTTGATATACTGTTTAAGCTCATTATCCGTCCACTCTCTTTTCAAGGCTCTCGAAAGAACACTAATATGCTCATATTGATAAAGTGTAGGAAAGTATTTTGTTACATAATTTCCATATAATTCATATTCAGAAAATCCAGAGGCATCATTAGCTTTATTGATATGTTCTACACATCTATCAAAGAAAGTGTAACTATCAATTCCCAAACGAACAAGCATATCAATTATAATGTCCTTCTCGAAGTACATTATCTCACTTATGAAAGAATGTGGGTAAACTCGGTCAAGATTTACAACGTCTTTCATTAAGTTAAAATATGGCTGATGTAACTGATCATTTCCAAGATAGAAAATAGGATGTTCTTCATTTACCCTCAATGGTGCACATATGAAAGCATCTGCATCCACAACAAGATAATTATCAGATGTGCTTTCTTGAAATAGTTTAATAAACTGCTGCCGATACCATCCGTGTCGGTGCGTCATATTTATGCGATAGATATCAAAATCACACTCTTGAGTATCTGTCCATGTAAACACATCTTTACGTGGCAAATATTTGGCAGGGATTGGAATTGGAGAGATATAGACAAACTCATCAATTCTGTCTACGTTCTGTATAATAGACTCATAGTTGTATTTGAGTTTATTAAAATCCTTCGGAGCCACTGTGATTAATACATCCATCACGATAAGTTTATATTCATCCAACCTTCCTGAGTCATCCTACGCTCATAAACAGCACATCCATTCACAGAATTTCTCCACCATTTCTTTGGAGCTATAATTGTAGAATTCATTGACAAAT